CCACTCGCAATGCGGCGATATCAGCGAGGGCCGCATCCAGCAGTTTCCTCAATTCAAACGCATCGTTCTTGTTGGCCAAGCCGTTGATGCGTCTCTTAATGCTCTGTCCCATATTCTCCTCCAAAGAAGGGGTAGGCTATTACCCCCACCCCTCAGTTATTGTTACGCTTCCAGGTCCGTTACACAGCACTCGATCCGAACGAACCAGTTCTCGTTCAATCTGATCGGCGCGTACCAGAAGTCAGCACCAACGTACCCGAAAGTACCACTCGGGTTGGCATGGGTCTTCTGGCTGGGCGGCAGGTAGGTCGGGCTGATCGAGGTCTTGCCATGACCCTTCAGGCTCACATGACCCCAGGCTTCAGCGGCGATTACCATCAGGGGATAAACGTCGGTGTTGGTGTCGTCAGCGGCAACCATACCATTCAGGGTTGCGGAACCAGCGGCCAAGAAAGGACGGAACAAGGGGCTCGATACGAACCTGAACTCCTCACAAGCGCCGAACTCACGGTCATGGACCGGGCGAACTGCGGTGCCGTAGTCGACGCGATCACGGAAATGCGGGAGATCCCGGATGTCCGAGCTTACGTCGGTGTGGCAGAATACGATATAACCTGCCGGGAAGCCAGCGGTGCCGAACTTTAGGCCGGGCTGAATCCAGGTGGTGACCTTCTTACCCAGGTTGTTCTCCAGGGTACGAGCGGCCATACGGAGTTTCTGGATGGAGAGCGCGGTATTCAGGCCAGCGCGGGTAGAGCCGTTGGCGTAAATGATCGAACTTCCTGCTTTAAACTCGCCATAAGCGACAAGCTCCGCGACCTCACCAAGGGTCTGGCCCGTGGTAATTTTCATATCGCCGGGGATGTCATCTTCGTACATCAACTCGGACTTGCTGGTCAGTTTGAACAGAACAGCGTAATGCTTAAGGGTGACCGAAACGTCGGTATAGCTGATCGTTCCGGGGGTCGGGGTCGTACCTTCCGACAGCTGGAAATCAGCGGGATTGATAACTGCAACACCATTCGAACCCATTGCATAGGGGTCCAAACGACGGAACACGACGGTGTCCGTTTTATTGAGCGGCTGCTCCATTTGTTTCCCGAAAGTACCAAGCACCATTACGGGCTCGGCATGAGAAAGCATTTCCAGTTCTGCGCGGATCAGGTTCCGAGACGGAACCAGTGAATATGTCTGCTGGGCCATTATTGTTTCCCCCATATCTTTTTGGCTTCATAATCGTAAAGCTCGGCTTCACTCATCTCGGCCACTGTTTTTTGTCGTACCGGTTTGTTCCGGCTGGTGTTCCGAGTATCGGCAGCAGCAGAATCCAAACGGGCCTCGCGTTCGCCCGTAATGTCGGGCAGATCGTCTTTCGCTCTACGGCTCTCAAAGAACCTATCGAGAACCTCAATACCATCCAGGGCATTCCATCCACCGGCTTTAGTCTTCCACTCTTCATCCTGTGTCTCGATCCAGCCGGTAAACTCGGGTGAAAGGGCGATCTCACGATGATTCTTGTACTTGGACTTCAGCAGCTTCAGTTCAAATCCCTTTTGGGCAGTGTCAAGTTTCTGGTCGAAGTCGGTTTGCAGCTTCTCCCGTATTGCCTCGATCTCTTCCACCGGAATACCAGTTGTCTGGGATTGCAGCTTCTTATTGATCAGGGCCTGAATGCCTTCCGCATGGACCGGGAAGTCACGCAAAAACTCCTGCAGTTTCTCATCGGATTCTGCAGCCTGTGCGATTTCTTCGGCGGTCGGTGCCTTGGGCATTACGGGTGCTGCAGCGAGCTTGTTGTTGAGACTTCCAACCCTGCGCTCTGCCTGCTTCAACCTGTCGTTCATTGCATCCAGGTCGGCCATCCTGTTACTGATCCCTTCCATCATTTGCCGTAAGGCTGGGCTCGTTCCTGCCCATGGATCGATGACTTCGGTGCTGGCCTCGGGCGTAACGACCGTGGGTAACTCTTCAGTTACACTTGCCGTCACTTCCTGTTGACCGTAGATCTCAGCGTTGACCTCTGCGTACAATTCACGCTCTTCGCGTTCTGCCTTGTCCTGCTCGTTTTCTGCCATTTACTACTCCTTTCCAGCCTTGCGGGTGGACAGTCTCTGGGCGGTTATTTCCCGGCCAATTTCTCAGGTAATTCTCGTATTCGCTTTAACATCTTGATCTCGCCGCGCAAAACTGCGGTCTGTATATCAGTTCTAATGATACTATCATTCAATTCTCTTGATTTGTCAAGCTCTGCATTGACCCAATTTACGATCCATTGCCAGGTCGGGGAATTGATGTCAAGTACCGCCATTTGTGGATTACCAATAATAAGCGGCTTCTCAGCCTCCAGCATCTTGGTGACCGTAGCATAGTCCTTGTCTGCCATGGCTGCTTGAGCGATGGAGATCTTCTCCTCCAGGACTTTGGCCATTGACTCAAGGCCGTGCTTCTTCGCCAGGGCTACGAGATCCGGCATGGGCTGGGCCTGGTCAACCACTGGTGGCGTGTCCGTGATATCGCCAGGCATCGGGGTCGTGCCCTTGATCAGGGGTTCGGTTGAGGTGGCAAAGGCAATACCACGACTATCATCCTCGGTGAGGATCTCTTCCTTCTTGGCTGGCCTGAAAAAGTCTGCAATAAATTCTGGTAATCCCATGATATCTCCTTATCTCGGGTATGCTTGCCCTGCTGGCGCACGGCCTGCGGGCTCAGTTGGTGGAGTGGCGACCTGTTTGGCTACGATCTGCCGCTCCTGCTGCTCACCCTGTTTGTCCATCTTCCGTTCATCACGCTCAGACTGCTTCTCGCCCTGGATGTCGCTGTGGGCCTTGTCCCTGGCATCCAGCTCGTCGGTCTGCCTTGCGCTCTTCTCAGAGAGGTTTTGTTGTAAATTCATCCCCTCGGCAGAGATAGCCAGCTGCACTTTCAACTTTGAAAGCTCGATCTTATACTTCTCAGAATACTCCATCATGCGGATCTGCAGATCCATTTCCTTCATCTTGATGTCGTGACCGCGCTCCTTCTCAGCCTGGTCGGCCTTGAACTTCAGTTCATCCATGGTTGCCTGCTGTACCAGTTTAGCCTTGTCCATCTCGGTCTTGGCGCGGATGTTGGCGACCTCGATCATGGCCTGCTGCTGCTGGGCCTTGGCTGCCGCTGCGGGATCTTGTGGACCCCGTGGCTGGCCCTCGGCTCCTTCCTGCTCAACCGGTTTCAGGATGTCAAGGTGGGCGCTGGCATACAGCTGTTCCACGGCCTTATCCCAGTCGGTCCTGCGGAGGATATCCGGGTCGGCCTTCATCTGCCAGACAGTCAGCAGCATCTGCCGCATCTGATCCTTTTCAAAGAGAATAGACGCTCCGCGTGGGTCAACATCGAGATCCGCTTTAATAGTCGGATCAGGGTTGTACTGCATGTTGAAGTCGTAATACCGCCCCAGGTGGGGAACGGTGACGCGATCATCCCACAACTTGACCTTCGAACGATAGGTAATGTTGGAACTGTCGACCACAATGTTCGTGGCCCCCAGCGTTTCCGGGGCCTCTTGGGCTTCCCCCTGGAAGATCGTTGGAGTTGCAGTCATGAGATCCACAAATCGCAAAGCCAGCTCCAGCATCGCCTGTAAGTCCTGCTGGTTGTTCGTGGTCTGGAAGGAGGTGATGGCCTTCCGGATATCATCGAAGTCGGTGTCACCATCCCACTTCCAGAGCTTCTTGCCGGTAAGCTCCCAGATGCCGTCAGCCGGTTCAATGCCCTTGATGGCGACGTTGCTGCCGGATGAGTCCCCGGCGTTGTCCAGCATCTGCCTCCATGCAGCGTTGATGATCCGTTGAGCCCAGGCCATCTTCATGGGTTCGCCTGCGCCCCATGGTAGTCCATCTATGGGCGACCAAGGAAAGAAATCATAGATATTGTCACCAGTATCCAGTAGGTTCAGTGTGGCCTTGACCGGGTGGTCGTTTATAAAGATGACCCTGGCGCTGACCGGCTTCTCGCTGGTGCATTTACAATTGAGGATCTCCAGGAAGTCAGGCCGGACGTTGCCGTTGTACTCCCAGATCTCGTATAGCTCGCCCTTGTTGGCGTTCTCCATTCGTACCTTGAAGGCGTTGGCGTGCTGATCCTGGGCCACGTTCAGGCGCTTGGGTGTCTCCTGCAGGACCAGTTCAAGCTGCCTTGCTGAATAGCCGGGCTGTCCGATAAGGCGCTGTACCTCAGAGACCTTGATGTCGCCTTTTTCCCAAAAGTATGCAGCTCGGGATGGATCTTGCCCACAGTCCGGGGATGGATATACGTTCCAGGGGTCGACCTCGGTGCTGATCGGTCTGTTGTCCTGCTTGTACTCCAGGATATGGACCGTCTTGCCGTTCTTATCCTTAGTGGGGTTCCAGATCCTGCGGAGTTTCTTTGAAGCACACGGGCCTTTCAGGATGCCGGTCCCCATACGTACAGCCTTTGACAGGGCCTTGCGGGCCTCCTCATTGTACTGGCACTCCGTGAGCTGATCATCCATGACCGCTTCCATCTTCAGCATGGACTTCTGGGCTCGTTCCTGCAGCTCTTCGTATACATCATTGAGGGTTGCGGGCTGGCCATTGGAGAACTGAATCGGGTTGCCCTTCGCGTCGACGGCCGGGCTCTGGTCGCCTTTCATCTGGGCTACCTCGGCTCTCGGCGTGACCTTCAGGCCCCAGTTCTTTGCGAACACCGGGAACAGGATGTCCTCGATCCGGCCCTGTGCTACCTCACACCGGCCCCGGATAATGTTCATGACGGCTTTGCTTCGCTGAACCTCGCCGCTCTGTTTGATTGGTGCGTTGCCGGACACATAGTCCATCATCGTCTGGTATGCCGGGAGATCCGTCGTGAAGTCCAGCAGCTCTTCACTGATCCTCCACTCCACTGCCTCGCTCCGTGTCGTGAGGATCGATTGCGCTACGGTCAGCACAGCCTCCTCCTCGATCATGGCCAGCTCGGCCTCGTCGGCCTCACTTAGTACGGTATGGATCGCACCCTCGGGAGCGCCTTCAACCGCATCGTCGGATATGACACCAGGACCAGCGCCGGTCAGATCTGCATCCTCTTGACTGGCAAGCAGGCTCTGCTCTTCGTCCTTATACATCTGGTCTTCGGTGCTCTGCTCCACTTCCGTCTTCTGCCTAGCCATCTATTACCTCCACAGTATGCTCCATTTTGCTGCCTAGCAAATAAATTAACCAACCAGCAATCACGGGGCTTCCGTGTCGCGGTGTCTCCAAAAATACGGGCTCAGTACAAACCATGCCTAACATTAGTACCC